GATGTATTAGATTATCTCTATGGTGCTTGCCATCGAACTGCTTAGTACCAAATAAGGTAGACATAGAAGCTACACCGAAACCGGCATCCCATTTATTAGATCCAGTATGGTGTTCTTTGAACTGTACTCCCTTGGATGCTAAGTGCATCCTGATACCTTCATCTTGTGTTAAGAAGGATTGGAAGGCGTTTTTTTCGACGATCCACTCGGAGGGGGAGTAGAGGGACGTCCAATCAAAAATAAGATTTCGGATAGCAGCTGGAGACGGCCGGCTAATTTTAATAGCATCTACTATGTACCTTTTTTTAGTTTGGCGGTCAATGGCATAGCAGATAGCTGCGGTATCACCAATCATCGCTGGGTCTAAACCACAGATGTAGGTAAAGCCATTTAAGTCTCTTGGGTGACCAGGGTGGCCAGCAACTAAGTTGCCAGACTTACGCATACCGTCAATAGAGCCACGAACACATACTGGGTCAAAGGCGGCGTCATCTGAAATATCTTGTTGCTGATAGATCAAAGCCCAGGTCGAAGCATCCATAGATTGGCGCTCATTAAATAAGTTACGGCCATTCCATCTAGGATAGAATCCAGTCTCTGGATCTTTTTCTTCTTCCTTCTGCCCATCAAATGGTTGATCTGAAAATGGCCAAAGAGTTTCCCATTTATCAGGTTCATCATCTACAGTTAAAAGCGCCGGCATCGCAAGATATGACCAAGGCACAATACCGCCAGGGTATCGGTCTTCGTTGCGTAGCTCCTTGTACAAGTCAACCGAGGCTACGCGGGTACCGATAATAATTAACTTACCAGTAGGGTTAAGACGAGATCTAACGTCTTGGGTTAACCACTTGATCTGTCGTTCAAAGTCATTAGCGTTAGATAAAGTAACAGCGTCATCTACAATAATCATATCGGCACGCTTGCCGTAGATCTGACCGCCGATACCAACTGCTTCGATGTTCGGGTCTTTTTCACCGGTCTCACGCAGCTCATCACCAAAGGTGATACGGGTAGCCTGCCACGAGGCAGACTTAGAGTTAAACCCTACGCCAGCAGCATAAGCGCTCTGGAGGTCTTCATACATAGGATGAGTCAGGCGTTGCTTGATGGCGTAGAGAAAGTCTGAGGCTAGGCGTTGAGTCTGTGAAACTATTAGCACTCTAAAGTTAGGGTTACGACAAACTTGCCAAGTTACATAGTCAACCGTGATGGTCATTGACTTGGCGTGGTTGGGCGGAATATTTAGCAGGATGCGGTTGTTTGCCACTCCTGGCTCATACTTCATACTGGGGTGTAACCAAGAAGGTTTACCAGTTTCAATCATATCTACTAGGTTCTGCTGATGAGCAAAAGTAGTTGAGTGTAGGAAGCGTTTTCTAAACTCAGGAAAGGTGATGTCGTGGACATCGCCGGAAGCAAAAGACTTCTCCTTGAGACCGAGCCTAGTACGGTCAATCTTGTCGCAGAAGATCTTATCGGTGCGACGGTAATACTCATAAGTCTTCATAGACTTACCGGCTGAAGAACAAGCCGCGTCTATGGTCATACCTTCTGCTACACAGCCAAGGATAATTCTCTTGGCAATATCGGCACTGTTATCTGCCACGTAGTGCCTCCCAGCTGAGCGCCGTGAATGGCGCGAAATGTCATTTCTTTTACTAGGCAAGGTATTGCCTGAGCCGGAATCTGCGATTCCGCTTTACTAGGCAGGAAGTGATTACTAGGCGCCTGCGATTTTAATAGAACTATCCCCACTAAAAGCGCCGCAGCGGGAGTAAAACTCCCGAGGGAGCTACAGCGAACTGAGGGGTAAGTCAGTGCTCGGCCTAGGGGCCTCGCTAGAGGCCAACCTGTGGTCGTAAAGTTAATCATCCCCACTTTACTCCCCTACTATATATAAGGCAGAAAAAATAGTGCGTTTACCGCTTTTAGTACTGTGTTTCGTGTCACACTATTATTACAGTATATAACCGCAGGTCAGAGGTTTATTCCGTTTCACTTTAGGAAATATATTTGTGTGGGGAGTACTGGGACCCGCCCGCCCGATTTCAACAACCCTGGGTAGACTCGCCCGACCGCGTTGCAGACTGTCCACAGGTTTGTCCACAGGCTGTGGATAAGTTGTGGATAACTTTCTAGAAAGAAAGTAGGGGCTGGCTATCGCCACGGCTACCTATTCCCCTAAGCCTTGCCCGATTAAGTAATGCCCTAACCGGTGCCGGTGATCCGATAACCTAATGAGCTACCTAACGCCGGCGATCCCTAAGCGATCCCTAACCGGTGGCCAACTGGTAACCGGTAGCGATCCCATTACCTAACCGCCGGCCAACCGGCCAACCCTTACCAGATCCAACCGGCCAACCGATAGCCGGCGCAGCTGCTACCGGATCAACCGCGACACGGCCGGCCGTAAGTGTTGCCTAGTTATATTAACCTATGCTATCGTGACGCCGTGAGCGAGCTACTACCTAACCTAACCGCTCACGGATTGGATTATCTAATGCCTAAGCAATTCCGTTGCGGATCTTGTAATGAGATCACCACGCAATTTTCAACCGATGACGGCGAATACTATTTCCCTATGTGCGGGGAGTGTGCTTGCTAATGTCTAAACAATTAAGCGAGCTAGTAACCGTTAGCGAGATCGCGCACGCGATCGCTAATGACTGGCAGAATATTAACCCTTACGCGGTGGATTACCTTAACGCGATGAAAGAAATTAACAGCGTTAATGAAAGCTATTACGCGGAAAGCGCGCATAGTGTAATTCTATATTTCTTAGCTAACGCCGGCACCTATCGCGGTGAAAACGCACGCACCTATAAGGCACTATTGAAGGATCTATTAAAGGGGAATAACTAATGGGCGCGATGAAAGATCAATTAATGAACGATTACTTAACCGATACGCCTAATCTATCTTTCCCTTGCACCTGTAACGGGTGCCGCAACTATCCAACCAGACCGGCGGAGATCTGGCACGAATCGCAGATAGCTAGCAAGGCCGTGGGATATTTCTTTAGCCGTGACACTATGCGATTCTTTAAGTCACGGATCGCAGACTTTAAGCCGGTAAGCATTACGCCCCGCGCAGATAGCTTAATGGTTATCGTGTCGAATAAGCGCGACGATGACCCGCGCTATTATGAGATCGTTACCCTATGCCCCTACGGTGAATTAGCCCGTGAGTGGGTTAAGGATAGCGACGGCTCACCTATTGCAAGCTACGCAAGCCTACGCGCAGCGCGTAAGTCTGCACGGTGGAATTGTACGGTAGCCCCGCAGATCTGCGACTGTCACGGCTGTCAATTAGATAAGGCGGGGCGCTAATTATGGTTACTTATGCAGACTTTAGATGTCACGGGTGCGGCGAGAATTGTATTATGCCGGCAGACTTTAGACCCGTTCACTTTAGCGGCTCACTAGCTCACCTATCGCGGGGCTATTGCACCACTAGTTGCGCCCGTGTTGAGCTTAATCGCTTACTAGTTGAAAGGATCAAGGCCAGTGTTTAAGCTCATTAAAGGCGCGCTTATCGCGCTAATTATCGCCGGCCTAGTGCTAGCGATCGCCGGCCTAGTCTGGTACGTACCGGCCACGCCTAAACGCGGCGGCCACTATTGCATAGGCTCGCTTATAAGCTGCTTAGGATCTTAGCTATTGACTATCGGTCACCGCTTACGCGGTGGCCGGTGGCCGGTATCTAAGCCGGATCTAATGAGAGAGAGATAAGAATATGGACACTATGACAGATCAGGGGCTAGCCTTAACGATTAAGCCCGCCCTACTTAATGACCTATTGACCGGCGCACTGGTGGCCACCGATAAGGCCGCGCCTAATGGCCTTGTAAGTGTGCTATTGGAGAGTGACGGCCAGACCCTAACGGCTACCGCTACGGATCGCTACCGCCTAATCACCGGCAAGGTGGCCGTAACCGGTGGCGCGTTCACCGCGCTAATTAGCGCGGCAGATATAACCCGCATAATTAAGCTAGACAATAGCAAGGAGTGGCCACCTACGGACAAGGACATAACCCTATCCCTTATCGGTGATCTATTTACCGCTAGCGGTAGCGGTAGCACGATAACCGCTAGGGTTATGATTGATCGCTACCCGCCTTATGAGCAGCTATTTCGGCGCAAGGTGGCCGTAATCAAGCCGGCACCGGTCAAGGATACCGCCGGCATAACTATCGGCCTTAATTCTAAGCTACTGGCAACTTTCGATAAGGTGCCGCACGTTAAGAATCAACCTATGAGCCTTGATCTGGTAAGCGGTAATGAGCCGGTGCTAATTAAGATCCCGCACGATTCGATCACGTGGCGGGCAATCCTTATGCCTATGAGATACCAGTCCTAGCCGGCCTAGTGGCGTACTATCGGCCGCCGGTTATCCGGTGGCCGGTGGTCTGCTACTAGGCAGACCCCTAGCCCGTGAGTGCGGGAGAGGGCGAGGGCGAGAGAGAGGGCGAGCGCGTGAGCGTAACCATTAAAGTACCGCAACAATTAAATAAGGATCAAATACTAGCGATCCTAGACACGTACCTAGACGGGCTAGAGCGCGGCTACGTATTAACTATGAGCGAGGGAGAGGGTAAGTAATGGACTTTAGAATTATGTGCCTTAGCTGCGGCAAGGCCACTCAATTTGACGTGTTAAGCACGGATCATCGCGGCAAGCCTTGCGATAAGTGCGGCGAGCTACTATGACACTAGATCAAATAGATACGCTTAGCGATCTTAAACTATGGCTAAGCGAGAATATCCCTACCGCCACGCTAAGTGAGGGCGAGAGCGGGATCACGATTAACACCGGCCTAGAATCCACTATGGGCGGTTACTTATCAATTATTGAGAGAGAGAGCGAATAATGGAAAGATTAGAGCTAAGCGTTACCCGTGACGGTAATAATATAATCGGCAACTATTGGCGCGTAAGCGCGTGGCGCGGTAGCCAATGGCTAGGCGAGCAGATCTATGCCGGCTACAATAAGCGAGAGGCAACTAAGATAGCGCGTTACCGGATCTTACTTAATGGATCGCTATTTAACTAGTGTTATGCTAACCTAGCGCAAGTGGTAGCTTGCCTATCCTCTCTCATAGGTAGTGGGAGAGGGTGGGGAATAGATCACTATTCCATTAGCGAGAGAGAGAGAGAGCGAATAAATGGCTAAGAAAATAACAACCTGTAAGGGTTGCGGATCAGGCGAGGCACTATACGCGACACTAAGTAACGGCGAAAGAATACCTAGCTACGTAATGAAAATTGGTGACGGGATCTATTGTTATCCGTGCGCTAAGCAAGAGGTACCGGTACAAGAGTGCGATCACTGCGGAGAGGCCAGCTCGAAAGAAATGTGCGATTGCTGCGCTAGTGCTGAGGACTCCGGCGTGTTAGCCGATTACGTGGCCGGCAAAGTACCTTGCCCTGATTGTGCGAAGGGATACCGGTAATGAGCGAGCCTACTAAAGAATACCTAATCGCTAAGGCCACGCTATGCCGTGACCTAGCTATCAAGCAGATGAGCGAGGGAGAGGGCGAGCAAGCGAGCCGCAACCTTATGCGTATGGTCAAGGCGTTAGGCGAAGTCGGAATAATCAACGAGAGAGAGGGCAAGTAATGAGCAATAGATTCTTTACCTATTGTGATTCTTGTACGGAATTAAAAGATTGCGTTAAGTATAAAATTAGAGGCGAACTATTTTGGCATTGTGCCAGCTGTAGAGAGAGAGGGCAAGGATAATGAGTAAAGAAGTTAAGTTGGTGTTTACTGCTTTTATTAAGGTCACCGGAGATGATCCTATTGCGGAAGCTATGAGTAAGGCGCAAGATAATTATGGAAATGAAGTAGCAGACTACGGAAGTTTTACCTTAGTAGAGGGAGAGAGCAATGAGTAATTGGACAGTATGGGTAGGCGGTAGCGAAATGGATACGCACCTAGTTAGTTTAGATAAAGCACAATTTATAGCTGATGAGTGGAGAAGGCGCGGCTATGATGATGTAGTAATTGAGGAGATCAAATGAGTGAGTCAATTAGTTGGGGCGAGTTAGCAGAACTAACCCACGTCACGCAAGTAGAGCAGTTTAATTTCTGTATGTGTGAGGACTTAGAGCCTCACGAATATCCATATCCCGATTGTGTAAAGGAGATAGCATAATGAGTAAGTGCGTAACTTGTAAGCAAGATAAAGATAAGTTTAGTGAAGAGTGGGAGTACGCTCAATGCCAAGAGTGCTCAATGAAAGAGGTGAGCGCGTGAGCTTTCACCCAAAGTACGATCTAATTAACCTTTACGAGATAGTAGGGGAGTCGGGCGAGGTGGAGTGGGCGGGCGGATCTGCCCACGAAGCCATTAAGTTACTACGCAGTAGCGCCGGTAAGCGGCTACTGGTATCTGGCTGGGAAAGCGATGAGGAAGATGCCCGTTTGATTGGGCAACCGTTAGATGTAACGCAAGTCGCGTTAGCTGCAATAGTATGGGAGAGATAATGAGTTATTTAATAGGGATCATAGTGGTATTAGTGATAGCCTACCTGCTTATAGTGGGAGAGGATAAGTTAAATGGCAGTTGAGAGAAGGATTGAAAGCGCGGTAAATCGCGCAGTCTGGTTCCGGAACTACCAGAGGGCGAGGGCGAGGGCGATGACGAAACTAACCCAGCTATATCCTGAAACCTACAAGCAGCTATTCGAGATTGAGAGATCAATAGATGAGCAAGAGGGCAAGAGTTGGATTGATATTAACGGCAATACTCGTTTGGACATTAGTGCCGGAACATCGAGTTGGGATACTACCGGTACCCAAGAAGCCGGAGTTAGCGCAAGCAACGATGGAGGAGAAGCGTGAAAACATATACGTTTCGAAGCGTTACGCTTACCTCATACACGGGTGGGGGAGAGAGCAGCAAACCTGCCTTGTCAAACTTTGGACCCGTGAGAGCAGGTTTGACCACAAAGCGGACAATCCCAGATCTAGTGCTTACGGAATTGCTCAGCTACTTAGAGAAAGAAAGTCTGATCCTAGAGAACAGATTATCAGCGGTCTTAAATACATTGAGCACCGATATTCAACCCCGTGTAACGCGCTTAGTTTCCACAACAGAAAGAATTGGTACTGATACTGTGATAGAGTAATAACTATTGAACGCTCTCTCGTTCACTGGCTTAGCCCCGCTTCGGCGGGGCTTTGTCATTTCTTATTGTCGGTAGTGTAGAAGCCGGTGCCACTGAAAGTGACAGGGGGCGATGACCAGACACGGTTCATAGTTTCGTGGCAGTTAAAGCACATAGGATCACTAGCTTCAGCGTGAATAGAACGCTCAACAGTTAGTTCACTGTTGCACTTGTCGCACTTGTAATCGTAGTTCACAGCTGTACCGCTTCCTCAATCGGGAGATAACCTACTAACTTATCAATCTTCTTATTGCGAGCAAACTCAGTAGTCGCTGGCATACGGTGAGTAAACCACTCAGGTTCCGGTACATCCATCAGATCAAAAGAAAAGACACCCTTGGGTGTCGAGTTAATATAGAACGGGATTAGATCTCGTTCAGCAGCTTGGGTTATTAACTTCCGGTACTTCATCTCTTCGATCAGCAAGGTATCGTAGTGAGTGTGCCGGCACTTGAGTTCTATGTAATGACCAGCCAAGGCAGAGGTGCAGTCAAAGGCATCATAGATACCAACAGACTTCTCTAAGTCTGGGTATAGGTTGGCTTTAAGGTAATCAAATAACTCTGTCTCTCTCAAGACAACCTGCTTTCTGCTATTAAGCAGTAGTCTTTGCTTATCTCGCTACCAATATAATTTCTGCCAAGTGAGCGAGCTGCCAGTGCTGTTGTACCAGATCCAATAAATGGATCATAGACTAGATCACCTTCATTACTCCAAGAAGTAATATGATCTTTAATCAAAGACTCTGGAAACACAGCTGGGTGCTCAGTCTCATTCTTAGCAACAGCACATTCCCAGATGTTATCTTTATACCGTTCACTGTTAATGTTAAATGTCTTTTTAACTCTAACTTTACCAGTAGTCTTTAACTTGGCGGTATAGTCATAGAGTTCACCGGCTCTTTTATTTGGTTGTGTTAAAGGATTAAAAGTTTTAGGCTGTCCTTTGGACAAGATAAACATATATTCAAAGACATCAAAGTAACGCTTATGTTTGAACTTTGGCATAGGGTTTGCCTTGCGCCAGATCATAGTATCGTGCAGGTTAAAGCCTGCTTCTTTGAAACCTAGTGCTTGCCGAAAAGAAGTACCAGATTCACTACCGTTAATAGTTGAATCACCAACTATCCAAACAACCACTCCACCTAGTTTAGTTACTCGATGCAATTCAAAAGCTACAGTATCAAAGTTAAATGAGTATCCGTTATAGATTCTTAGCCCATCATACGGTGGTGAGGTAACAGTAAGATCTATAAAATTATCTGGCATCTCTTTCATAGTTTCTAAACAATCTTCATTGTAAATTATGTTCACTGGAAGGGACTCACCCCTCCTAATAGATCCTGTAGCCGGCGCATAGCGCCATCAATCCTACGATCAGCAGTAGATACTGAACACTCATAGTGGTTGGCTATCTGCTGTAAGGTGAAGTTATCTAGGTATCTGATACGCAACAAGGTCTGATCCTCAACCTCAAGTTTAGTGTAGCCAACCTTAATATCTATTAGGTTAGCAAGCAGGTTGCCACCTTCAGATGGACTAGATGAGCCACGTGGTAGCCCATCTTGAATCATATCTTGG